AGGCGGTGGCCCTGGCCACGGCCCCGGACGCGCGCGACGGCGCCCGCACAACTTTCCAGCATTTTGACGAGACGCATCGGTTCACGCTGCCGCGGCTGAAAGAAGCTCACCGGACGATGATGGCCAACATCCCCAAGCGCAAATTGGCGGATGCCTGGTCGCTCGAAACGACCACGGCGCCGGCGCCGGGTGAAGGCGCGGTGGCCGAAGACACGATGGATTATGCCCGCCAGGTGGCTGATGGGAAGATCGCGGACTCAAGATTGTTCTTCTTCCACCGGCAGGCGGGTGAAGGCCACGACCTGGCCACGCCGGAGGGCGTGCGGGCCGCGGTGATTGAGGCCTCCGGGCCCGTGGCCGAGTGGAGCGACATCGACGGGATCTGCGAGCAGTGGCGGGACCCGACGGCGGACCGGACCTACCTGGAACGGGTGTGGCTGAATCGCCTCGTGCGCGCGGCCGCGCGGGCGTTTGATGCGGTGCGCTGGAAGGCGCTGGCATCGCCGGTGGAAGTGGCGGACGGGGAGATGATCACCCTGGGCTTCGACGGGGCCCGGTATCACGACAGCACCGGGATCATCGCAACGCACATCCCCACGGGCTATCAATGGACGGTGGGGATCTGGGAGCATCCGGAAGGGATCGAGAATGGGGAGGTCCCGGTCGACGAGGTGGACGGGGCGGTGGCGGGGGCCTTCGAGCGCTGGCAGGTGTGGCGCATGTACTGCGACCCGCCGTATTGGGAAACGTTTGTCGCGGCGTGGGCCGGGCGGTATGGAGACAAGCGAGTCGTTGAATGGTGGACGACGCGGCCGCGGCAGATGGCCTACGCCCTCAAGTCATTCAACAATGCGATCCAGTCCGGGGAGCTGAGCCACGATGGGAGTGTCGCATACGCACGGCACGTCGGCAACGCCTGCCGGCGGGTGCTGACCTTGCGGGATGATCAGGGTGTGCCCTTGTGGACGATCTACAAAGAGCGGCCGAACTCGCCGCACAAGATTGACCTGGCCATGGCCGGCTGCCTTAGCTGGGAAGCACGCTGCGATGCGTTGACCTCCGGCGTGGGCGAACGGAAGCGGTCAGCCTATGCGGACAACGATCTGATGGTGGTGTGATGAATCTTCGGAACCTTTTTGGACCGCCCTATCCCTGCCTGCGGCAAGTGATCGTGAACACGCGGACGGACCGGTCCTTCCGCGGCGTGCTGTGGGCGCGCAAGGGTGAATACCTGGTGCTGCGTGACGCGCAGTTGCTCAAGGGGAAGGGTGAAGTGACGCCGATCGACGGCGAGGTGGTTATCGCCAGCGCCAACATAGATTTCATGCAGGTGATCAGATGATCGTGCAGAGCGTGGGCAACTTGACGGACCTGTATCCTGGCTGGGCGCCCTCGACGAGCTACAGCAGCGGCTCGATGCACTTGTACGACCGGTTCTACTACGATTACGCCACCCTGTACCGGACGCAGCCGAACGTCCGCGTCTGTGTCGACTTCCTGGCCAGGAACATCGCTCAGCTCGGGCTGCACGTGTTCCGGCGCATCGGGGAAACGGATCGGGAGAGGCTGCGGGACCATCCGTTGGCCCAGGTACTAGCCCAGCCTCTACCGCCGGAATACAAAATCACCCGCTACCGGCTCATCGAGAGCACCATGGGCGACCTGGGCGTGTATTTCAACGCCTACTGGCTGAAAATCCGTACCGCGCCGCGTCTGCGGTTGCTGCGCATTCCGCCGCAATACGTGGCGGTACAGGGCGGTCTGCTGCCGAGCAATTACCAGCTCAACCTCGGCGGCAAGGTGTGGGATTTCAAGCCGACCGAGATAGTCCATTTCCGGGGTTATAACCCGGACAGTCCTCTGATCGGATTGTCGCCGTTGGAGACCCTGCGGCGGGTGCTGGCCGAGGAACACGCCGCCGGAGAGTATCGGGAATATTACTGGCGCAACTCGGCCCGGATGAACGGCATCATCGAGCGTCCACCCGAGGGTTACAACGGCACGCCGGAGTGGAGCAAGGAAGAACGGGAACGCTTCCGGTCTCAGTTCGAAGCGCTGTATTCCGGTGGGCCGAACAGCGGCAAGACGGTCATCCTCGAGGATGGCATGACCTGGAAGGAAGCGTCATTCAACCCCAAGGATTCCGAGTACCTGGGCGGGCGCAAGTTGACCCGCGAGGAATGCGCGCGGACCTGGCATATTCCGCTGCCGATGGTTGGGATTTTGGATAATGCCACCTTCTCCAACATCCGGGAGCAGCATAAGAACCTGTACCAGGACTGCCTGGGGCCTTGGTTCAGCCTGCTCGAGGGCGATATTGATTTGCAACTCACGCCGGAGTTCGACGATGTCGAGGGCGTTTACGTTGAGTTCAACATTGCCGAGAAGTTGGCCGGCAGTTTCGAGGAGCAGACGCAGGCCATGCAGTCGGCGATCGGCCGGCCGTGGATGACGGCAGATGAGGGGCGCGCGCGCTTCAACATGCCGAGCATGGGCGGGGATGCGGCGCGGCTCGTCACTCCGCTGAACGTGCTGGTGGGCGGACAGGCGAGCCCGCGGGACTCCGCCCCCAGCGGAGCTGGACTAGCGCCGCCGAAAGGGGCCGAGACCCTTCGCTGCGCTCAGGGTGACATGAAGGCCCTGGGCGCAAAGGCGGCCGTGATTGATCCGACGCTGCCGACCACGCGGACCCGGCACGTCGAGAAGTGGCTCGAGGTCCTGAAGCGGTATTTCGGGCGCCAGTACGCGGCGCTCATCGGACGGATCGTCGAGGGCGCCGGCATTGAAACGGTGTGGAACGACGGCGATCGCTGGGACACGGAATTGGGCGAGGACGTGTTCCGGCTGAACACGGCGACGGCAGTGATCTGGGCGCGGCACGTGGCGGAGCAATTGGGCGCGGAGTTGGATGAAGACCGGATGCTCTCGTACCTACAGGAGAATGCCCAGCGTTCGGCGGAGGCCATCAACGGCACGACGCGCGCGGCGATCGCGGCGGCGCTGCTGGCCGAGGTCCCCAAGGACGCGGTGAAGAGCCTGTTCGATGTCGCGCGGGACAGCCGGGCCCAGGAGATCGCCGAAAGTAAGGTCACGTCCATGAGCAACTTCGGCGCGCACGAGGGCGCGCACCAGGGCGGGCTCAAGACGAAGACGTGGCAGGTGAACAGCGCAAACCCCCGACCGGAGCACGCGGCGATGGCCGGCGAGACGGTGGAGCTGGGGGAGACGTTCAGCAACGGCATGCGTTGGCCGGGGGATCCGGCCGGTGGGGCGGAGAACAATTCGAACTGCCACTGCTCGGTGGTATTTGGGAGGGAATGAAGGTGGCTCGGATTGTCGTGGCCGGACCTCCATGTGCGGGTAAGAGCACTTACGTGCGAGAACGGATGAAACGCGGGGACCTCGTGTATGACTATGACACCCTACACGGGGCGCTCTCGGGTCAGCCATCGCATCAGCACGATAAGGCCATCCGCCCCTATGTTTTGAGAGCACGTGATGCTGTGTTGGAGAGGGCAGCGAAGAACAGTAGCCATCCAGCCTGGGTGATCACGTCGTCACCTAAGACGGCTGAACTGAAAAGACTACAGGGATTGCTGGGAGCGGAAGTCGTGTTACTGAACGTCGATCGAGAAGAGGCACATCGACGGTGTGACGCAGACGAACGGCCCGCGGAATGGCACGGGTATATCGATCATTGGTTCGATAACACGGATATCAACGCTGACGAATGGCCGCAGAAGGGGCTTCGTCCGGGAGGTGGGACTATGAAACACAAGTCATTCCGATTGGCGAGCTTCAAGGCGCTGGATGAGGCACAAGGCATTTTCGAGGCCATCGTGGCCGCGTTCAACAACGTGGACCGCGGCGGGGACCGGATCCTGCCGGGCGCGTTCAAGAACAGCCTGGCGGAATGGGAACAGAAGGGCCGGCCCATCCCGGTGATTTTCGCCCACGAGTGGGACAACCTCGATGCCCATATCGGCCAGGTCCTGCAAGCGAAAGAGGTCGAGGAGGGCCTGTACGTGCGGGGGCAGCTCGAGATGGACGAGCCCTTCGCCGCGCGGGTCTGGAAGAAGATGAAATCCGGGCTCCTGGCGGAATTCTCCTTCGCTTACGACGTCGTCAAGTCGGGATGGATCACCGAGAACGAACGGACCGTCCTGGAGCTGAAGGAATTGAACCTGCTCGAGGTCGGCCCCTGCCTGGTGGGCATGAACCCCGATACGCAGCTCCTGGGGGTGAAGGAGGGCCGGCGCAACAACGCGACGGATGCGAAGCGCATCCAGGCGATTCACGATGCGGTGTGTGAGCTCGGCGCGAAGTGCGCCGGTGCGGATGGCGACGGAGAGGGTGAAGGCGACGGCAATGACGAGGCCGGCGACCCCCCAAAAGATGGGGGTAAGTACGGCAAGTCAAAGGACCGGGCGCCGAGCACGCTCGCTGCGCGCGTGGCATTGGACCTGCTCGAAATGGGCATTGAGAGCTGATT